AAAATATAATGTATCAATATTAAATGATATTTCTGATTTATATATTTATGACTTTGGAATTTTTATTGAAGTATCTCCTGATGAAGAACAAAAAGCACAGCTTGAAGCAAATATACAAATGGCTTTATCTAAAGGCGATATAAATCTTGAAGATGCTATTGATATTCGAGAGTTGAGAAATCTCAAACTTGCAAATCAATTGTTAAAGATGAAGAGAAGTCAGAAGCAAGATAGGGAAGACCAAAATAAAATGCAGATGCAAGCAATGCAAGCGCAGCAGCAATTGAAATCTCAAGAAATGGCAATGCAGACTGCTATCCAAAAAATACAAATGGAGTCTGAGGCTAAGTTAAATTTAAAACAAGCAGAGGTTCAATTTACTATTCAGCAATTAACAGCAGAAGCTCAACTCAAAAAAGAATTGATGTCAGTAGAGTTTGACTATAATATGCAATTAAATGGCTTACAGCAAAACAACTTGAAGACTAGAGAGAATGAAAGAGAAGATGCTAAAGCAAAAAGAATAAGCCAACAAAATACTGAACAATCAAAGTTGATAAATCAAAGAAAGAATAATTTATCCCCTATAGACTTCCAAAACAGTGAAGATGATTTAGATGGATTCAATGTTCCTCAAGGAAAACCTATGACTTTTGAGTCAAATGAAGATAGTTTAGATGGATTTGATTTTGGTGAATTTTCACCTCGTTAAAATATTAAAATTTTTTGTATAACTTTGTAAAAAATAAAATCAAATAAAATGGAAATGAAAGTTAGATTATTAGATGGAGCAGAAGAAAAAGGAGTTGCTCAAGTAGAAGAAGAGTTACTTGCAAGGCACGAAGAGTCATTATCGACAGATAATAATTTTGAGCCGCAAGAGCAAGAACAAGAGCAAGAACAAGAGCAAGAACAAGAACAGGAACAAGAATTTGAACCTGAAGATGAATTAAGCGAAGAAAGAGTTCTTTCATATATTGGAAAAAGATATAATAAAGAAATTAATTCATTTGATGAATTAATGGCTGAAAGAAATATCACAGAAGAAATTCCTTCCGATGTTGCTGCTTATATGAAATATAAGAAGGACACAGGAAGAGGGTTTGAAGATTACATAAAGTTAAATAAGGATTTTGACAATATGGATTCTGATGACCTATTAAAAGAATATCTATATTCTACAAATTCAGATTTGGATTCAGATGATATAGATGCATTAATGGAAGATTATTATTTCGATGAAGATTTAGATGATGATTCTTTTATTAAGAAAACAAAGATTGCAAAGAAAAAGGCTATTGGAGAAGCTAAGAAATACTTCAATCAACAAAAAGAACAATACTCTGCACCCCTTGAGTCAAGAGGTTTAGATGTTCCGGATGAAGAAAAGGAAGTATTCGAGGCATACAAACAATACACAAAAGAAGCAGCGACTATTGAAGAATCAAACAAGCGTAAGCGAGAATGGTTCGACCAAAAGACAAATGAAGTTTTAAACGGTGATTTCAAAGGTTTTGAGTTCAACATAAACGACAAGAAATTTTCATTTTCTCCCGGTAATCTAAGCGAGATTAAAAAAAATCATTCAACACCACAAAACTTTATAAATAAGTTTTTAGATGAGAATGGTTTAATGAAAGACGCAGAGGGATATCATAAATCGTTAGCTATGGCTATGAACCCTGAAAAGTTTGCCAAGTTCTTTTATGAACAAGGTCAAGCAGATGCGACAGAAGATGTTACAAGTAAGATTAAAAATATAAACATGTCTGAACGTAAAATATCTGAAGCTAGTAATAGGGTTGATGGAATGCAGGTCAAGTCTCTAAGCCCTGACTCCGGAAACGGACTAAAAATTAGAAGTATAAAAAGAATTTAAAAACTAAAAACAAAAAAAATGGCAATATTATCAACCCCCGGGTTTAACTTGCAGCCAAGTGCAGAGCAAGTTCCCTTATCAACAAATTACATAACAAACTTTGACTTTTTAAATCAGTATCTTCCTGATACTTATGAGAAAGAATTTGAGCGTTATGGTAATCGTACAGTATCTTCATTCTTGCGTATGGTAGGAGCAGAGATGCCATCAAATTCAGACAAAATAATATGGGCTGAACAAGGTCGTCTACACACTAAGTACACAAGCTGTCTTACATCAGGAGCTGTAGGAACAACAACAATAATTTTTACTATTTCAGACCCGGGAGCTACTACGGCAGCTATTCGAGTTGGACAAACTTTATTGATTCAAGACAATGCAACAGGAGTAAGTAATAAAGCAATTGTTACGGTTGTTTCAGGTTTAGTTGTTACAATAGCTTTCTATGAGGCTACTCCTTCTATTGTTAACGCGATGACTTGTACTGTATTTGTTTACGGTTCAGAATTTAAAAAAGGAACAAATGGAATGGTAGGTTCTTTGGAGGCTGAAGATGAAATCTTTACTAACAAGCCTATTATCATCAAAGACAAGTATGCAGTAAATGGTTCAGACATGGCTCAAATTGGTTGGGTTGAAGTAACTACTGAGAATGGTGCTTCAGGATACCTTTGGTATTTGAAGTCAGAGCATGAAACTCGTTTACGTTTTGAAGACTATCTTGAAACTGCAATGATTGAAGCAGTTCCTGCTCAAGCAGCATCAGGAGCAGCAGCAGTACTTGGAACAGCAGGAGGTTCTGAAGGTATTTTCTATGTAATAAATAGTCGTGGAAATGTTTGGGGTGGTGGTAATCCTACAACTCTTGCTGATTGGGACACTGTTATATCTCGTTTAGATAAGCAAGGTGCTATTGAAGAAAACGTACTATTTGTTAATCGTGATTTTGGATTTGACATTGACGATATGTTAGCAGCACAAAACTCTTATGGAGCAGGTGGTACTTCTTATGGTCTATTTGACAATGACAAAGACATGGCGTTAAACTTAGGCTTTACAGGATTCCGAAGAGGTTATGATTTCTACAAGACTGATTGGAAATACTTAAATGACCCAACAATGCGTGGAGGAATGTCTACTGCTGCAGCTTCTAAAGCTGTTACAGGACTTTTAGTTCCTGCAGGTTCAACGAATGTATATGACCAAATAATGGGTAAAAATGCAAAGCGACCTTTCTTACATGTTAGATATCGTGCTTCTGAAGCAGAAGATAGAAAATATAAGACTTGGATTACAGGTTCAGCCGGAGGTGCTAACAATAGTGACTTAGATGCAATGGAAGTTAACTTCTTATCTGAGCGTGCTGTTTGTACTTTAGGTGCGAATAACTTTGTATTATTCCGTTACGGAGCATAATAACAAATGATTAAATCAAGAGAGGGACATCAGTGTCCCTCTCTATTTTTTTAGTAACAACTTAAATTAAATAAAAATGAAAAAAAACACAACAACAGTAGATAAGACCTACAAATTAAAAAGTAATGCAACGCCAATATCTTTTACGTTGCCATCTAGAAACACATCTAGATTTCCACTTCTTTACTTTGATGAAGAAAACAATACAAATAGAGCACTTCGTTATGCGAGGAATCAAAAGTCACCATTTGAAGATGAACAAGACGGAAATTTTATTCTTGAACCTGTTATTTTTGATGATGGATTTTTAAGTGTTCCACGAACAAATCCTGTTTTACAACAATTCTTACATTATCATCCTATGAATGGCAGTGTTTTTTTAGAAGTAGACAAGACATTTGATGCTACAAAAGAAGTTGAAAATTTAAATCTTGAAGTAGACGCATTAATTGAAGCAAGACAATTAAGCATTGAACAACTTGAAGTAGTAAGTAGAGTAATGTTTCAAAGAGATGTTACAAATGTATCAACTGCAGAGTTGCGTAGAGATGTATTAATTTATGCTAAAAGAGAACCTAAGTCATTTTTAGAAATACTTAATGACCCTTTACTTAAATTACAATCAAATGTGCAATTATTTTTTGCTCATAATTTATTGCAATTTAGAAATGGACAAAGAGAAGTATGGTATAATACAAAGAGCAATAAGAAGAAAATGATGAGTATACCATTTGGTGAAGACCCATTTGAAACAGTTGCTTTATTCTTAAAGTCAGATGATGGCATTGAGGTTTTAAAGTTCTTAGAAATAAGTCTAAAATAATTAATATATATTTTATTAAATAGGCACTTTAATAGAGTGCCTTTTTTTTTATTATCTTTGTAGTATGATAAACTCTGTAAGGAATACTGTAATTGCTATTTTAAATAAAAATAACTACGGATATATTTCTCCATCTGATTTTAATTTGTATGCTCAACAAGCACAATTAGAATTATTCATGAAATATTTTTCTGATTATAATACTATTATAAATAAAGAAAATGGTAGGGCATCAGGAACAGATTATGCCGATTTTGGAAAATCTTTTGCTGAACAAATGGAAGAGTTTATAGTAACAAATTCATTAACAAATACATCAGTAACCACTACTTTATCAAATACATATTATCTTCCATCTTTAATAACTACAGGAGATGAAGAGTATATGATAAATAAAGTATTGTGTTACTCTAAGATACTTGCAAGTGGTGTAAACACATCTGTTGTTGCATCGCAATTAATAGATTCATTAGCTAATTTTTCTTTAGCAGGAGTTTCAGTTGGAGATATTGTAACTAATACTTCAGTTGCTCCAATGACAACAGCTACAGTAACATCTGTAAGTGCCACAATACTAGGGCTTTCTGCAAATATATTTACATTAGTACCTGAGTCTTATAGAATTGTTGATGCTTCAGTTCAAAATGAAGCGGAAAAAGTTACAGCAGGAAAGATAACATTATTAAATATGTCACCTATCACATCGCCGTCTGTTAACTATCCTGCATATACTCAAACAAGTGATTTAATAACTTTTTATCCATCAAGTATTATAAACTTACCATTGCAAGTTGAAGCAACTTACTTTAGATATCCTAAAGTTCCTAAGTGGACATTTACTTCTTTAGCAAATGGTGAGCCTATATTTAACCAATCACAACCTGATTACCAAGATTTTGAAATAGGAGCGCAAAATGAAACTTCATTAGTCGTTAAGATACTTCAGTATTGCGGTATATCAATTAGAGAAACATTAGTTGCTCAATTTGGAAAGCAAGAAGAGATGGAAAACAATGCACAAATACCATAATATATAAAAAATGGCATATATATCACAGTATGAATATTATGAGAATAATGGAAACAATCCCGAGGACTTAAATTGGGGTTCGTATCAGTATGTTAGTCTTTCTGACATAGTAACAAATTTTTTGTTAATGTACTCAGGAAACCATTCTTTGGTAAACAACGAAGAAAGGTTTAAAATATTGTTCCACGCAAAACGTGCAGTTCAAGAACTAAACTATGACGCATTTAAGGAAATAAAAGTTTTAGAATTAAATGTTCCAAATACATTAAGATATATCTTACCTTCTGATTATGTTAATTGGGTAAGAATATCTGTATATGAAAATGGTGTACTTAGACCTTTAAGTGAAAATATTCAAACGCTTTCATCAAAAGCATATCTTCAAGATAACCTTTCAAATATATTATTTGACTCAAATGGAAATGCTTTGTCTCCTCAATATTCTAACATAGATTTTGATAGAATTACAGGAACAAAAAAATCAATTTATCTAAATGCAGGAAGTCAATTTAATGGGCAATTAGGATATAACGTAGATGGTTTTTGGTATTTTGATTATGCTATAGGTGCAAGGTTTGGTTTAAATACAGAAACAGCAAATGCTAATCCTACATTTTCAATAGACAAAAAATCAGGAGTTATTAATTTTGATTCAGGAATGTCTGAAAGATTATGTATTCTTGAATATGTTTCCGATGGAATGGAAAATGGAGATAATTCTTTAATTACAGTAAATAAGCTATTTGAAGCATATGTTTATGCTTATGTAAAATACGAAATTTTAAATTCAAAATTTGGAGTTCAAGAATATATTGTTCAAAGAGCAAAAAAAGATAAACAAGCATTATTAAGAAATGCAAAAATAAGAATAAGCAATATTCATCCCGGAAGACTTTTAATGAATTTAAGAGGTCTTGATAAGATAATGAAATAAAATGCCAAAGTTTACTAGAAATTTTGTTGCAGGTAAGATGAACAAAACTTTCGATGAGAGAGTTGTTCCTAATGGGGAGTATATTGATGCAATGAATATCAGAATGGGTTCGACAGAAAATTCTGAATTTGGAGTTATTGAAAACACAAAAGGAAATATTTCGCTTACAACTTTAAAGTTTCAAGGTACACCATTAAGTGTAGACGCTAGATGCATTGGTGCATATGAAGATGGTTCAATAGAAACTATTTATTGGTTTGTACATGACCCTAGTTTCCCATTAGGTAACACAGGTAAACTTGACTTAATCGTTTCATTCAATACAAATACATTTTCTTTAACATATCATGTTATCACCATAGACAATGGCGGTGGTGTAGATACAACATTAAATTTTAATCCTCAGTATTTAATTACAGGAGTAAATAAAATAGAAGACTTATTATTTTTTACGGATAACTATAATGCTCCGAGGTCAATAAATGTAACTAGAAATTATACTATTCCTTCAGGGTCACCACTTTATGATGCGGGAGGATTTGCAGGACAGGCACTACTTGAGGAATCATTACTTGTAATTAAAAAGCCACCTACAGAAGCTCCAACTGTACAATTAATAAATACTATAGGAGAACAGAATTTTATGGAGGAGAGATTTATATCATTTGCTTATAGATATTTATATGCCGATGGTCAATACTCAGCTACATCTCAATGGTCTGACATTGCTTTTACGCCAAATGGATTTGAATTAACTGTTGAAGCATATTTAAATGAGGGAATGATAAATTCATTCAATTCTTGTAAAGTAACTTATTATACAGGAAACTCTCTTGTTTTAGGTATAGACTTATTATTTAAG